ATCCGCAGCACCACCGGCCCCGCCTTGCTCGCTATGGTGACGGTGCGCCAGATCGGCGCGGTCACTGAGCACCCACCCACGCGTCAAGCTTGCGCCGCGTGCCCGAGTTCGGGGTGATGACTTCGGCGACCATCGCCGCCACGCGATCCGCTGGCCAGCCGCTCGGGCGACCCTTGCCCAGATGCTCGCACCACGCCGCCACGTCTTGGTAGCTGGTGCCCGCGTTGCTGAGCTGGGTACACACCGCTTTGGCGCTGTCTCGCCAGTAGGCCGTGTGCCCCTTCGGGCCGACGCCGAGCGCCTGCTTGCGGCTCTCGGCTTCGGCTGCGCGGGCCTTCTCCGGGTCGTCTCCAGTGGGGATGAGAAAGACTTGGCGCAGCGCGTACTTGAGCGCCCCGGTGGCCGCTTTATACGGCCCCTTGTCGGCCTTATCCTGGCCCTGCGCCACCACCTGAACCCTCATCCACTCGCCCGAGGTATGCGCCAGCGTGTAGCTAGTCACGGTGGTGATGATGCTGCTCTGGGTGGAGTGCTCGACTGTGCAGGGGATGAGCATGAGACCATTCTTGGCCATGCTCCCCCGGACGTGCCCAAGGACCGCCTCATCGCTCAGATAGCTGTATTTGAAATGATCGTTCCGCGCATCGGCCCGCACGTATCCGCGCTCTGAAATGACGGCGCACACGGCCCCGGTGATCTTGCCGATGGTGGCCGATTGGTTCTCGGTGTTCATAGGATGCAGCCCCAGATGATGATATTCAAGTAGACGAAAGCGGCCATGACAACCGCCTCAACACATGCCCGCGCTGTAGTGGAGATCATGCCGTCACCTCTGCCAATGGGTGAGAGGTCCGCACGTAGCCGCCGCGACACTCGCACTTCTCGATGTAGGGATCTTCGGCCTTCCAGCCGGTAGCCGGGTCAGCCTTGCACCCCGGCTCTTCAATCATGCCCGAGCCTCCGCAGAGCTTGCAGACCGTCCACCCTGGGGCGACGGTATAGGTGATGGGCCACGCCGGATCGCCTGTCTGGACTGCTGTAATGGTGGGCTGCTCGGTCATACGTCTTCCTGTTTGGTGAAGCTACTCTATAGGATAGCGGGCCTACTGTCTACCCACAAAGTGTATATACAGGAAAATAAACGGGGGAACCGGATCGGATCTGTTAGGCTGCTCTCGAACCCAAGGAGCCGAGATGATCAAAGAGACGCGCGAGACCCTGGCCGCCAGCCTATCCGTTGGGGCCTTCATCGCCCTGGCCCGAGTGAAGCGGGGCCTAACCCAAGAGCAGGCCGCCGAGAAGCTGGGCTGGACTGTCCGCACGCTCGGCAGCACGGAGCAAGACGCCCGGCGGCTGACCCTGCGGGATGCCCTCACCCTGTCGGTGGTCCTCGGGCTGGACGTGGAAGAGCTGGCCCTGATGGAGGCTGGCGCGTGAGCCGGGATAGCGCTGGCCGCTTTGCCCTGTCCGTGTTCGACCGCGCCCGGATCGATGCTCGCAGATCCGCGATCCTCTCCCACCTGGCCCGCTACCTGAGCACCGGAGAAGAGCACGCCGCCCTCGGACGGATCGCCGGGGACTGGGGTGTCCCGTGCCCGCTGCCCGAGGTCGCGCCGGGGATCTACGCCAACACCATCGACCCCGCATTTCTGGCCGCGCTGGGTGCGCCATGAGCCACGCCGCGACCCGCGCCGCTATCGCGATCTCACGATCTACGATCGGTGAGGACTACGCCACCGTCTCCGCGCTGCGCCTTGACTCGTGGGCCTTCGCCGCCGTGGCCCGTGACTACCTGGACCGCGCTTGGATGCTCCCCGATCAAGGGCCCGCCGACCCTCGCGTGCTGGCCGCCGGTCGCAGGGTACGCTCGCACCTGAGCCCGCACCGTGGCGAGATGGTGGGGGATGAGGCCGAGGCCCTGGCCGCGCTGGATGATCTCGGATGGGTGCTCGACGCTGTGGAGCTCACGCCGTGAACGCCTACGCAAGCAGAACAGGCACCCGGCGCAACCTTGACGCCTTAGAGTCGGCGGGCTGGCGCTTGCTTGCTACAGCCGGGACCTTGGACCGATACAAGCATCCCTCTCCGACATGGGCCGATCACGCGCCCGCGCCCTATGCCTTAGACAATGGGGCGTGGTCGGCGTTCACCAATGGCAAGCCCTTTGACGTGCCGTCCTTTGAAAAGGCTCTATCTCTTCTCGGTGGTGGTGCTGATTGGATCGTATGTCCTGACATTGTAGCGGGCGGGCTTGAGTCGCTGGCGTTTAGCCTCTCATGGCTGGCGCGGGTGCGAGTGCATGGCCCCGCCCTGATCGCAGTACAAAACGGCATGAAGCCCGAAGATCTACAACCTCACATAGGCGCGGGCGTTGGGCTGGCCGTGGGCGGGTCTACTGAATGGAAGCTCGCCAGCCTGCCTATTTGGGGTGATCTGGCCCGGCGTGCGGGCTGCTATCTGCATGTCCTGCGGGTCAACTCAGCGCGGCGAATCCGCTACTGCCAAGAGTGCGGTGCCCATAGCTTTGACGGCACATCTGCTACCAGATTCGCGGTCAATGTGCCGCGCTTAAACGCTGCTCGGGTCAACGCGACCACGCAACAAAACCTCTTTTCTTCCGGTGGTCTCGATGTCGATACTTGTTCTCTTTAGTGGTGGGGTGGACTCCACGGTGCTGCTGACTCAGGCTCTACTTGAGCAACGGCTTGGGCTGGCTCTTTGGTATCGCTACACCCACCCCGCCGCCGCCGCCGAATACCGGGCCAAGGCTGCTATCTATCTTCACTTTGAGCGCCAAGGCTTGGCTCTCACCGAGGCTGAACTGGCCCCGCCGCTGTTTGGCTTGGACCGGGCCGATCTTGGATCGGGCGTTGTCGGGCCGCGCGTGATCCCAGCTCGCAACCAGGTGTTCGTTTCTATCGCCGTCGCTATGGCTTCGGCTCGCGGTATGGACGAGGTGTGGATCGGCGCGCAAGCTGACGACGCCTCCGACTATCCAGACTGCCGCCCTGGATGGGTCGAGACCATGGACTCTCTGGCGCAGGCATGGGGCGTGCGTGTTCGTGCGCCCCTGCTTGGGATGACGCGGCAAGAGGTCCGCGCCTTGGGTGCCAGTATCGGCGCCCCCTTGGATCTCTGCTCATCCTGCTATCAACCTGTCAACGGCGCGCCCTGCGGTGGCTGCAACTCATGCCGCCAGGATCTGCCGTGACCGCCCCGCCGAAGTGGGCCGCCGCCTTCTCCAGTGCCGAGCACGCATGGGGTACGCCTCAAGGTGTGGTCGATGCTATCGCCGCCGAGCTTGGCTTGACCTTCGTTCTCGATGCCGCCGCGCTACCTCACTCGGCAAAGGCTCAACGCTGGATCGGTCCTCCTGACTGCCCGGAGCGGTATGGGCTGGCCGGTCGCGATGCGCTGACGATGCCGCGCTGGGACCGGTCGATCACCTTCGAGCACGGCGACGCGATCTTCCTGAATCCACCCTATGGCCGAGAGGCCGCCGCCTTCGTCGGCAAAGCCAAAGAGCAAGCGCGGATCTGTGGGGTGCCGGTGGTGGTGCTCACCTTCATGCGCTCCGATACGTCATGGTGGCACGCCCACGCCTTCGACGCCGCAGCCTGGATCGCGATCAAGGGCCGGATAGGATTCGAGGCCCCGCCCTGGATGGATGCCACGCCAGCGACGGCCCCCGCCCCATCGGTGGCGTTGGTGTTCCTGCCGCATGTGCTCGCCGATAGTCCGCAGGTGATCCCGTTGGAGATCCCCGCAGCGGTGCGCCGTGGTCGGGTGGGCTCGTGATCACCCTACGCTTGGAGATCGCCCCCACCGGCAAAGCTCGCCCGCGTGAACGTGGCCGCCTGCCTACCGCCTACCGCCGCTGGAAGGTGCAAGCCGCTGGCCAGCTCCGCGCCCTGCTCATCATGGCCAGATGGCCCCGCGCTATCGATCCCCGCCGCGATGCTGTCCGCGTGAGCGTCACCGGGTACACCGCCCGACCCAAGAGCTCGCCCGCGTGGATGACCACCGCCGAGCGTGCCGCGTTCCGCCGTGGATGGACGCCGCCCCGCCTCGCAACGCCCGATGCCGACAACATGGTGGGCGCTGTCCTGGATGCCCTGAGCGACTCGGGGCAGTGCTGGTGCGACGACACCCAGGCCATCCTTGGCACGGTGGGCAGCACATGGGCCGCCGCTGGTGAGAGGCCCCACCTGATCCTGACCTTGGAGGCCCTACCATGGCCGACGCCCTGACCCCTGAGATTACAACAGACCGCGCCACGGTCTACCGCTCAACGTGGCTTGAACTCGCCGCGACCCTGCCCGACGCCATGCCCGGCGCTTCGCTGGCCATCGTGGACGGGCCGTACAACATGCGAAAAGCCGAGTGGGACTGCTTCCGCGACTGGGACCACTTCCGCGAGTGGTATCGCGCCGAGCTGGTCGAGCTGTCGCGGGTGCTCGCACCATCGGCCAACCTGTACGTCTGGGGCACTGACACCAGCGCCAGCGCACTGCGTGAGGTTGTGGAGGGCTTGGGCTGGACGCGGCGTACGCGGATCATCTGGGACAAGGTGAACGATTTCCAGATGATTAGCGCAGCCACCGCAACCACTTGGACCAGCCCAATCGAAGTAGCCGACCACTACCAAAGAGGCCCGGATCCAGCGTTCCAGAATCCAACAAGTTGCATCTGGCGGCATAGCCTCTCTGCTACTTCATTAGAACAACTCAAAGGAGGCCCAGTTAAGACCCATCGGACAAATGATTCATGGATTTGCAAAACCGCACTCCACCCCTGCCAGAAGCCTCTCGCCTTTTACGACCGGCTCATCCGGTCAAGCTCCCGCCCTGGTGACACGGTGTTGGAGCCCTACGGTGGAACCCTGCGCGCCGCTGTGGCCTGCCACCGACTGCCGCCCTCCGAGGCCCGCCGTGCCATCGTCTGCGAGCCTGACGCGACGTACATCGAAGCGGTGCGCCCGTCGCTTGAGTGGGTGCCGCCGACGTTAGATGGGCTTGGGCTCTTTGGCTGATCTCCAATCGACAGCCAATCGACAAAGGAACCCGCGCCGCGTGTTATCCTGCCACGCCGCCACCGTTCCTGGCTGCACCCCTGAGCCCAGCAGATCCCCTCCTGCTGGGCTCTCCTCGTTTGGGTGTCCTGCGCTGTCCGCAACAAAGCACCCCCGCGAGCGTGCGGAGGTGTTACAATGCTTGGGCGTCCTCGGACGCTACATCGTTCCCTGTTGGTCACGCCGCGCAAGCGGCACCTCTTGGCTTGATCTCCAAGAGGGACCAACTGGAACGGAACCCAAACAGGAAACACCATGAACGAGATCCAGCGCTGCGGCGCTGCTGCCCCTTCGTATCTATTCGACCATTCCCGGCCGTGGCATGGGAGCACCGAGTACGCGCGAGGCTATGGGCATGGATTCGCGAGAGAGGCCGAGGACACTTGCCTGGGTCTTAGCTTCAGTGATTCAGACCGCATTTCATACCGCGACGGCTACAGAGACGGCCAGGATGACAAGGCGCTGGATGACGGTGACGGCCCGACGTGGGTCTATGTGGGCTGGCGTACCTCACTGAGGGCCAAGCCATGAGCCTCCCCTTCATCAAGGTTCGGTGCTCCGAGTGGCTGGACCGTGCATCGCTTGCGCCGTGGTCGCTGGACTCCCGAGCCCCTGTCCTTTGGGTGGAGATGGATCTTGCTGTCCTGACCGCCACGGGCCGCCTCGATGACCTGTCCGTGCGCGACCTGGCCGCCCGCTGGGGATGGCCCCGCAGCACCGCCGGGCGGAAGCTCAAAGAGGGCGTGGGACGGATCTGGGACAGTAGTGGGACAGTAGTGGGACGGGAGCGGGACACCCCGAGCGAGGTAGAACCTACGGAACCGGGCGACGCTGGGACACCTGTGGGACGGTCGTGGGACAGTAGTGGGACTCGCGCGCGTTCTTCTTTAGAGAGTAGAAGAGGTGTAGAGGTTAGAGAACAACAAGGGGCGCAAGCGCCCGCACCCGTGTCTGCACCCAAGGTCAAGAGTCCAAAGGCCCTGGAAGCCGAGCAAGGGCTGGCCTGTCTTCGCACGCTACGCGGTGAGCTACACCACGCGGCGACGGGCAAGCGGCACACGGCCAACTGGGGCAAGGGCGCAGCCGGGAAGGTGCTGTCGCGCAAGGTGGCTCGCCTGCTCGATGAGTGCCGAGGGCGAGAGCTTGAGCCGCTGCCATGCTTGGAAGCTTTGGCCCGCTGGGTCTATGGCGCTCCCGGTGCTGACTGGCTGCGCAGCCGTAGCGCTCCGCTGGTAGATGCGCTCGGGGGCAACGCGCTCACCAGAGCGAGCCGGGTAGACGATGCCCTGGCCTGGGTAGCCGGTGGCCAAGCCAAGAGCCGCCCGACCAAGAGCAAGGGCCGCACGCGCCCACAAGACGAGCCGCCCGGCGCTTGGGATGCCTTCCGTGAAGATGAGCACCCGCGCACCGTGATTAACCCCCTGCCCTTTGGATCCTCCAATGCTTGAACGCAACGACATCATCGACTTATTTAAGACCCTGCTTTCCATGGGCCTGCGAATCCCTGCCCACCTATCCGGCGACAAAGAGTCTGCGATCAGGGGCTATCTGATGGTCCTGGGTGAGCTGACCCCCGATGACCTGGCCGGGGCCTTGACGGCCTATGTCCGCAGCGGATCGGACTTCTGGCCATCGGCTCCCAAGCTGCACAGCATGGTGCCCCGTGTCGCCGTTACCCAGCTCGATCTGAGCGAGGACGGGTTCGCGACCTTCTGGCGGCTGCTCTCTTCTCGTGGTGCTGTGGCTCTCGGGAGTGACTTGGCCAGGGGCTCGTCCTGGGTGGCGGATCCCGAGATCGACCGCCGCCTAAAGCACGCCGCCCAAGCGCTCGGCGGTCCTTCTTCGTGGCGGGTGCTCAAGACCGCCGACATAGGAATGCACCGCGCCAGCTTTCGCACGGCCTATCGCTCAGTCTCGGACCATGAGACGGTCACCGGACAGCCGAAGGGACTTCCCGAGGGAGTGGGGCGCAACGTGGTGCTCTTCCCTGTGGCCGGTGGTGACTCGTGAGCGGGTGCCGCTACTGCGCGGGCTCGTCTGTCCGATACGTGGTCTACGTCCGAAGCGAGAGCAACAGACCCAGCACCAAGGGCATCGCCTGCACGTCTATCCTCGCTTGTGACTGTGCCGATCCCACCCAGCGCTCGGCTATGTCCGCAGGCCACCAGAAGCCGGAAGAGAAGGGACCTGCCACCAACGCGCGGGAGTTCGCCCGCAATGCCGACGCGCAGGGGATGATCAACGGGATTCATTGGGCTATCGACCCGACGCCGCGCACGCAGCGCCTAATCATGCAGGCTTGGCCGTACCCTTCGAGCCCGCTTGCACCGATGGCACCGAAGGCCTTGGCCCTGCTCGAAGCGCAGCTCGGCTACACGCCAGCCCAAGAGACCGCACCCGTCGCCCGCTATGACACCCAGAACGCGCCCGAGGCTATCCGCCCGCCTATCCGCGCCCCTGAACCCGCCCCGAGCGATTCTAAGGCCACCGAGGACCCGCCGCCGTTCTGCCCGGATGACTGGCGAGACAACCACCCGGCGTGGATGGATGGTGGGCTCTCGTTGGACTAACTTGCACCCAACGCAAGTTAATCCTTGCCTCTGTATAGTGGGCCCGCTATACTCTATGTGTAGCAACGGAGCACAACATGAAGAACCGCCACATTGCACTGTACATTCAAGCCGCTATCAATCAGCGCCTTCCAGAAGAAGGACAGATAACTGTTGAATATGCAGCTCATCAAACTGGGTTCTCAACGCAACAAATTTGGGATGCGATCATCTTACTCGGTCAAAATTCGCTAATCAGCATTTCCACCGGGATGCTGCACCGTCGGATCGGCTAATGGAAGGCCAGTTCTATGCTGTAGAGCGTACCCGGTAGGCCATCCGGCCCGGCCCCATCGGCTCCGCTTCGGCGGGCCTTTGTGGGTGAGACTACAAACCAAGAGGGAGACGACATGGAAGGAACAACCGAAGAGGGGCGCGGGGTGGCGCTGGTTCGCGCTATGCGAGCGCTGCACATGAGCAACGGGACGCTCGCCGAGATGGTGGGGGTCAGCGTTCACACGGTCACGATGTGGCGCAGCACGGGCCGCCTGCCGAGCGCGTTCTACTTGGGGCCGCTTGCTTCGGCGATGGTCTGGAGTGATGCCGAGCTTGGGGCCTATGTTCGTGGGGGTGCTCAGTGATCGGGGCGCTTGAGTACATGCAGCTTATGCTCCAAGCCAAGGCGGAGATCGCCGACCTGGAAGCCCAGCTCGAAGCCGAGAAGGTCAGACACGCCAAGACACGGGCGGCGCACGCGGCTGTCCTACTCCAGACCCGGACGGCGCACGAGGCTCTCATGCTGCAACGTCAAGACATGCGCCGCAGAGAGATCAAGAGGACCGACGCCGCGATGGATGAGCTATTCGAGAAGCAGCTTCGCCAGCGGAGAGAGTTCAAGGCGCTGGAGCGGGAGCGGGACTTTCTACACGACCGCGTGCGCACGCTCGATGCCGAGAGCCTGCGCTGGGCTATCGCTGGCGAAGAGTGAGAAGGCCCAAGCCTTGCCTTAGTGGGGTAGAGTTTACCTGATGGCCCGATACAAGCCCAAGACCAAGGTGGACGCCATCGCCCGGCTATGGGTGACGGCTTCTCCTGATGGCGCTGGCTCATGGGTGCCGAACTTCCAATCTGTAGAGGTTGGAATGCGCACTGATGCGCACTCGGAAAGCCCAGATAGAAGGACGCTCAAACGGTGGTGGGTGGCTCGTGATTTGTCCAAGGACGCCCACTATCGCGCACTTCAAATGACAAAACGGACAGAGGCCGCCGATCGTGGGGCGACTGTTCAGGTGATCGGGATGCTCTCGGTACTCAAGCGGCGACTGGCTGACATTCTCCAAGATGACGCTGGATGGGCTGACGAGGAGCTTGGACTAACGGCCAAGACGCAGGCGGCGATCAACATGACGCGGGCTCTGGCGCTTGCCGCTCCGTTGCTTGGCACGGATGAAGCAAAGCAAGACGACACCAAGAGCAAGGCGGCCCGCTTTGCTGAGCGCGTAAGCAAGACCAAGCCATGACCAAGAGCACCCCGGAGGCGGCGCACATGCTCGCCCTGCCCGCTGCGGAGTGGTTCGCCGCGCTGGAGGACTGGGCCGCCTCGGACGTGGACGCCGCGATGCACACTCGATGCCGCACGGATCGGGCGATGTTCTGCGCGTCGTTCTTCCCGGATCGATTCCCCGCGCCATTCAACCGGATGCACATCGACTTTCTGAACCGGCCCAAGGTGCCGTGGTCCAAGCGCACGCAGGCCAGCCGAGAGGCCGATGCCGCCCCGCGAGGTGGCGCCAAGTCTACGCTGCGGAGCTTTGCCGAGCTGCTACACGACGCGGTGTATGGGTTCGAGGTTTACGTGGCGGTGATCTCCACGACCTACGACCTGGCCGAAGATCTGGTCAAAGACCTGCACCAAGCCTTTATCGGGGTGGAGAGCTACCCGGAGTTTCACGAGGTCTACGGGCCCTTTGTGATGACCGGCACGCAGACCGACTTTGTCGTGCGCGTGCCTGGACAGGCTGGGATGGGCACGCGGTTCAAGGCGTTTAGCTTCGGCGGCACGATTCGCGGAACCAAGTACATGGGGATCCGTCCCACCAAGGTGCTCCTCGATGACGCCGAGCACCCGGACCGCGTGCGCTCTCCAACCCAGCGCGAGAAGACTTGGGCGTTCTTGACCAAAGACGTGATGAAGGCCGGGAGCAGATCGACCGCCTACCAAGTGGTCGGCACGGTGCTGCACGCGGACTCAATGCTGGCGCGGCTGCTACATGCCCCCGCGTGGCGTAGTCACAAGTTCCAGGCGGTAATCTCGTGGCCCGAGCGGATGGACCTGTGGGAGATCTGCCGCACGCTATGGGCTGACCTTGACGACCCCGAGCGGCTGGACACGGCCCGCGCGTTCTACGACGCCAACCTGGCCAGCATGGACGCGGGCGCGGTAGTGCTTTGGGAAGCCTGGGAGCCGTTGTGGGATCTGATGGCACAGTGGTGGGAGGGCGCGGCGTCTTTCAACTCCGAGAAGCAGAACAACCCAGTCGACCCCACGCGGCAAGTCTACGACCCGGACACCTTCGCCCGCTGCACCTTCGACGGTGTACACATCGTCAACCGGGCGGGCCGCAAGATCCGCCTGCGAGACTGCACCTTGGCGGCGTGGCTTGACCCGCGAGCCTCTGAGCAGATCGAGAGGAACGACTTCGCCGCGATCGCCTTGGTGGCTCGTGATCCTGCGGGCTACGTCTACGTCCTTGGGTGCGACATGCAGCGAGACACCGCCGACGCCGCCCGGCGCCGGATGTGGGCGCTCTTTGACCGTTACCCCGGCTGCACCTTCGGCTTTGAGAACAACGGCTTCCAGGCGCTATACGGCAAAGACTTTGACCGTGACAAGCAAGCCCGCCGAGAGGCTGGCAAGCTCGGCAACTTCTACCCCGAGGGCTACCATTCCAGCGGGAACAAGAACAACCGGATGGTGGGGCTACAGCCGGAGATCGCCAACGGCTGGATCCAGTTCAGCACCGAGATCAGCCGCGAGAGCCTGGAGCAGTGGCGGGACATACCCCGAGGCACGCACGACGACGGCCCCGATGCGACAGAGCGGGCCGTGTGGCTTGTGCGGGGTGGTGAGATACCCACGCTCGAAGCGTAGGAGCCCGCCTATAGCGCGGCGATCCCCGAAGAACTCCGCGCCCGTGGGCTCGACGGGGTAGGATGTGCCACATCGAGGAGACCGACATGTTCAACTGGTTTAATCCTGGCGCCCCCAAGCGCTCGATCACGGGCCGCAACGAGACCGGAAGCGCGGGACTCCGCCCGCCCGAGACCCCGGCAGATTGGGCCAGCGAGTATGAGCGCCGCCGCCGCGTGGCCTATGGCGAGCCGTACACCATAGGCGAGCACATCGTCTACCAGATCTTTCGCGCGATAGATGACGCCTCTGCCGAGTACAGCCCGCAGAGCATCGCACTCCGCGAGGACGACTCGATCCGCTTTGTCCAGCGGGTGAACGCTTCGGCGTTGTTCCGTGGCCAGCCGAGCATCCAGGCCATCGCCGACGGAGAGCCGCGCCTTGACGCCGCCGAGCAGGTCTGGACCGATAGCAAGCCGAAGAAGCAGAGCAAGGTATGGGCCGCCCTGATCAGCCAACAGGGAGAGCTGCCGATGGAGACCGTTCGCTTTGCCGACGCCGTTAGGCTGGTGGCCTATGATCCCTCGATGTGCTCGTGGGAGTACGACGCGGAGACGAGCAGTATCCTGCTATCCCTGGAAGTGGTCGCGCCCTACACCGAGCAGGAGACCGACGAGCACGGGGAGCACCTGCCCGCCGTGATGCGACAGTACAAGCGACGGGTCACCGCCGAACGGATCGACGTGTGGATTGACGGGAAGCACGACGAGGAGAAGAGTGGCGAGCATGGCCTTGGAGTGATCCCCGCCGCCGTGATGCTCTGGGCCCCAATGCCTTCGGACCCTACGCACGGCGTGCCCAGCTCGCACGGGATGGAGGCCACCGTGGCCCGTCTGGACTCGATGAGCGCGCAGATGGACGCCGTATCAAAGCGCTACGCCAACCCGTACCCGGTGATCAAGGGCGCCAAGGTCACAGATCCCAACGTGTTCAAGCTTGGCCGGATCGCCTCCGGCCTACCGACCGACGCCACGATGGAATATCTCGAACCCAGCATGAGCGGGCTACGCGAGGTGCGAGAGGAGAAGCAGAACAAGCGGACGGCGATGCAGGACACCCGGCCCGAGTTCATCTTCCACGGCGCTGGCGCGGGCGCATCGGGTGAAGCGCTCAAGGTGCGGGCGGCGCAGTTTGAGGGCCAGGTAGACGAGGTGCGCGGGACCGTATTCTCTGAGCTCGCGAGGCTGGTGGAGATCGGCGTGGCCTACTCCACGGGCTCGACCTACGACCCAAGCGACAACTGGGTGGAGGTGCAGGCGCCGCCAGTGCTGCCGCAGAACATCGGCACGCTCTTGGATGCGCTGACCAAGGCGGAGACCCTGGGAGCAATCAAGAAGCGCGACGTGGTGGCGACCCTACAGCGGGTGGGCATGGTGCCAAACGAGCACGACCCCGACGAATACGCCGCCGAGCTTGAGGACGCGACCGGCTTGGTGGCGACCCAGTTCTTCACGCCGCCCGCTGAATAGTGCCGCCAGTTAACCAAGATCTGGCTGACTACGCTGTCACCGCTCGCCTGCGGCTGCTCCGCTTGGAGACGGCTACCGTGCGGGAGATGCTCGGAGCCTATGATCAGGCGCTGGGCAACGTAACGAAGGAACTGGAAGCCATAGCGGGCGACGTGGAGGGCTTGGAACTAATGCCGAGCCGAGAGCGTGCGCGGCTCACCAAGCTACAAGGCGAGCTTGATGGCCGGGTGAAGCTTGCCCGTGAAGATCTGCGGGAGCGGCTCGGGGCTGAACTGGCCACCACCGCCCAAGCCGAAGGCCCCGCCGTGCTGGCTGCGCTGGAGAAGGCAACGCCGACGGCGATCCACGCCTCGCTTGGTGGCGTGCCGGATGTGCAGGTGGTCAAGGCGCTGACGACACCTATCGGGGTGCGGACGTGGAGCGAGGCGATAGACGTTGGACTGCTGGAGATGCGGGACCGGGTACAGCGAGAGGTCGCCGTATCGCTTGCCCAAGGCGCGAGCATGAACAAGGCCGCCCGCGCGATCCGCAACGCTGCGGGCTTTGTCGAGGCGTACAAGAATCAAGCCAGCAACATCGCCCGCACGGAGATCCAGCGCGTGGCCAACAGCGTGGCGCACGACACCTACGCCGCCAACCTGGACGTGATCAAGGGCGTCACCCGGCTGGCGACCCTGGACACGCGGACGTGTATGGTCTGCGCTCCCCTGCACAACGTCACCTGGCTCTATGGGCCGGGCGGGAACCTGCTACCGAACCCGGAGCACGGCCCGCACATCACGCCGCCCCTGCACCCGCGTTGCCGGTGCTTTGACGCTCCGCTGACCAAGAGCTTCGCCGAGCTTGGCTTGCCCGTGGGGTTGAGCCGTCGGGACCGGGAGCGCCTGGATGGGAGCCTGCCGCAGAACATGACCTATCCCGAGTGGTTCGGGCGACAGTCCAAGGGGCGACAGTTGGAGATCCTTGGCCCCGCACGCTTGAAGCTATACGAACAAGGCAAGGTAGACATCGGCGGATTCGCCGACGCGAACCGCGTTCTGAGCTTGGCCGAGCTGCCCGGCAACAACGTGAACGTGACCCTGGCCGACTTACCCAAAGACAACGTTGAGCTTAGCCGCGATGAAGCTGTCGCTGCCATTGTAGATGGGCTCCCAGAGAACGTTAGGAGAGGTTGGCTTCGCAACGCTGATCGACAGTACAAACCCACTATTGCCGAGGAGATGGACACAAACCCAGAATTGCGCAACGCTGGGCTGAATGTTTTTCACCAACAGTATCAGATCGCCACGGACCAAGAGATCCCGTTCGCAGAGTTTTTAGACAAGCCGATCACCGTATATCGGGCCGGTGTAGCTCCGGGCACCGAGGCGTTTTCAAGCTACAGTTACGACCGTAAGATCGCCGAAAAGTTTTCGGATGAATACAATATTCCGGTCGACACGCTCACCATTAAGCCACGCGATACCTTTGGTATGATCAATGAGATGGGTGAAGGTGAAGTGCTTGTTCCTCAGCACGATCACCGTGGAAAGTTCCAAGAAGGCGAGATCTTGACGATAAAAGGCAAGGAGTGGAGAGTCGTTAAGCGCGGCGGGCTAAACGTCTATATACAGCTTGAAGGCAAGCCAGATAGCAAGCAAGTACGCCAGACAGAGGCCAGGCTTGCTC